CCCGCCGATCTCCGTCTCGCTGGTCAGCCGCATGATCGTGCCGCAGGCCTGCACCCAGGCGACCGCAGGCGTGCCGGACGTCGGCACGACGCTATGCACGGCCGGGTCTACATCGAAGGCCGCGACGCCGGCCGATGCCGTGACGCTTTCCAGCGCCTGCACCAGATGCCGACGCGCCGCGCCGCCCGTCGTCCAACGGAAGTCGATGAAGTCGCCGGCCGTAATCGCCAGCGTCGAGGGGAGGCCGTTGAGCGTCAGCGTCGCCCGGTCGCCGCTCAGGCTGAAGCTCGTCGCCGATCCGTCGAACGCGCCGCCGCCGTGCCTGGTCAGCGCCGTCACGCCGCTGGGATAAGCCGCTGGCGTCAGGCGGCGCAGATCGGAGCCGATGAATGTCTTGATCCCGCCACGCAGCGAGGCGACCCAGGCTTCGACGGCGCGCATCTCGGCGTCCGACTTGCACGTCACTTCCCACTCGCCCTGCCAGCGCGGCCAACCCATCTGGACGCCGCCGACGACGCCTGAAGACTCCGGCGCTTGCAGGTCGGCGCGGCGCAGCACGAATCTGGTCTGCCCGACGCCGAACCCGGCCCCGACCAGCGACCGCGGATAGCTGACAGCCATCAGACCCCCCGCCCGATGCTGCGGCGCTCGATGCCCTGGTTGACGTGGCCCCGGATGCGCGCGCCTTCCGACGCCGCCCAGGACTGGAATTGGCGGCGCTGGGCGTCGAGTTCGGCCGCCATGCGCGACACCGCCGCGCTATCGGCGCCCGGCATGTTGATGACCGGCGCGAAGACCGGCCCGCCGCCGCCGCCCCGGATCGCCTGCTGCGCCTGCTGGACGCTGAGAATGCGCCCGTTGACGGCAGGCACGAACGGCTCCGGCCCACGCTCGCCGACCATGTAGGGCGTGCCGGCCATGACCGGGCCGCCAAGGGCGCGCCTGCCAAGAAGGCCGATGCCGTTCGCAGCCAGCCCCTTCGCGCCGCCGGTAATCGACCCGCCGCCGAACAGAAGCCCGAGGCCGTTCGCCAGAATGCCGCCAAGCCCGCCGGACGAACCGGACTGGACCGGCGTCATCGCCAGCCGCATCAGCGCCGTCGCCGCCGCATTCGCCGCCGCCGTCATCGTGGTCACAGAAGCCGACGCCGCCGAGGCCGAGGACGCCAGCGCGGCCTGCGCCAGATCGGCGTCGCCGAACAGCGCATTCATGCCCTCCCCGAAGCCGGACTCCCACAGAACGTCGAACGCCTGCTCCGCCAGACGCTCCAGCATCCGGTCCGCGATGCTCATACCGAAATTCGCCGCAGCCCCGGCAAGATCGCCGGTCGAGAGCGCATACTTGAACGACTGCACGAAGTCGGACTTGAAGCTGTCCTTGAAGTCGGCGGCCTTCTCGGCAAGGCGTTCGGTTTCGTCGGTCGCGCTGCGAAGCTGCTTGATCTGGTCCTCGCCAAAGGTCTTGGTCAGGTCGCGGCCGAGTTCCTTTGCGTTGTCGGCGGTCTGCTTCAGCAGGCGCTCAAACTCTGCGGCCTCCTTCGCAGCCGCCTTGATGCCAGCCGCGGCCGAACCGTCGTCGATCTCGGGAGGAACGAGAGACGCAGCAGGCGCGGCCGGCTTCGTCGTCGCCCGCTTGATCTTCCCCTGAAGCTGGCCGCGCAGATAGTCGAGGCCTTGTGCCTCGACGACCTTCAGCGTCGCGAGACCGCTCGCACCCGCAAAGAAATTGTCCCAAAGCGGACTGTCGAGAAGATCTAGGATGCTGATCAGGCTGTCATAGAACGCAGCGACGTAAGGAGTGATGCGGACGAAGAGGTTGTCCTCTTTCATCTGCAACTCGGCCTGAAGCAACTTGATCTGGTCCGCCATGGCGCCGGTGCGCTTGACGCCTTCGTCGGCCGCCTTGCCGAGACCGTCGAACTGCGCCGTCAGCCGCTTGATGCCGTCCGCGCCCTCGTCAAGCAGAGGCAGCAATTCGCGGATGCCCAGCTTGTCGGCAATCGCCGCACGGATCGCGCGATCCTCGATCCTGCCGAGCCCGTCGGCGATCAGGAGAAGCCGTTCCTCCATCGTCGCCAGCGAGCCGATCTGCTCACGGCTGATGCCGATCTGTGCCAGCGCGTCGGCAATGGCCTTCGTCTTGCCGATGCCACCGATGAACGCGCCGATCTTCCCCTGAAACGTCTCGACGGCGGCGTTGAAGCCATCCATCGAGCCGGCCGTCGTCTCAAGCGCCGCCTGCCACTTCACCAACTCGCCCGCCGACGTGCCAAGCCGCGCCGCCGTGTCGCCGAGTTCGTCAAACCGCTTCGCCGCGTCTACAGCCTTCTGGAAAATCCCCGTCGCGGCCGACATGCCGCCATAGGCCGCCGCAAGACCGAGCGCCGCCTTTCCCATCCGGCCGAACGATGACGACCACGACTTCTCCATCTTTGCCGCAGCGCCAGCCGCCGCCGCCTCCATCTTCTCGGTCCCAGCTTTGATCTTCTTCACCGCGTCCGACATATTCTTGTCGAGCTTGTTCAGCTTCGCCTCAATGGCGATGGCGAGCGTCCGATCCTCAGCCATTCCGGTATTTCTCCCGCTTCGCCAGCATGTCCGCAGCCGTCAGCTTAGGTGGCTCCGGCTTCGCGCCATTGGCCGCCGCAAACCCGTCAGCCCGCGCGATGAACTCCCAAACCGACATCGCCCAGAAATCGGCGTGACCGATCCCCATCGTCTGCGCGGCGCCGAGCATCGCGGCGAGGTCTAGCCGTCCGTCTCCGGTTGGCTTTCCCCCGCCGCGTCGGCTTTTTTTGACGTCAGTTCCTCTGGACCGAAAATCGCCGACGCGACGCAGCGCAGCGCCAGTTCCCAGGACTCGATCAGCGGACGCTCGACCACGTAACGCTTGCACAGAAGCAGCGCGTCGGCCGGCTTCATGCCGCCGCCGACCAGCGCGAGGCGGATAGGCTCGTAGATGTCCTTCGCGCCGCAAGACCGCGATTGCAGCCGGCCGAGAAGGACAAAAAGCGGGCCGCCGGTCTTGTCCTCCAGCTCGGCCCATTCCTTCAGCCCGCAGAGCCGGAACCGATGTTCGCCATCGCCGAAGGCCGCCTCGAAGGACGGATCGTAGGGCGTCGTCACGGCGCGCTTAGTCGTTCGTCCAGGTGATCGTGCCGTCCAGCGCCAGCGACAGCGAGACTTCGACGTATCCGGCCTCGTCGATGGCGTCCGACGTGAAGCCGAGTTCCGTGATGACGAACGAACCGACCAGCGTGCCGACGCCGGAGATCGCCAGCTTGAACAGCGTCGAGGTCGAGGACTGCCACAGCGTCTTGAACTCCTGGCGGTAGTCGGCGTCGAGGCGGCCGGAGCCGGAGAACGTGCAGTCCTCCAGCGCGCCGGGCGAACGTTCCATCGTCGGCGGCGCGAAGTTCACCGCGCAGTCGCGGACCTTCGTCTCGCGCGGCGCGCGCGTCATCTTGAAGTCGAGCGAGGTGATGCCGCAGACGATCTCATACGCGCTGCCATTCCAGCGCAGGATGTCGATCTCGTGCGCTTTGACGAGCGAAGGGTTTGCCATCGAGGGCTCCTAGTTTCGGAACGCCTTGCCCAAGGGCGCACATGGGCATCCGGCCGAAGCCGGGTTCAGATCGGCACGAGGGTGTCGATGCGAAGATTGATCGAGACGCGGACCGTCAGCCCGTCGCCCATCCGGTCAACTGTGCCGCCTTCGACCCAGCATCCCTGAAACTTGTGGCCGCTGACCGTCAGCGCGGCGTCGTCAAGCGCGTCCTCAAGCGCGGCGCGCAGCGTCTCGGCGTCGTGCTTGCCGCCGCTCGTCGCCCGCGTCCAAGCGTTGATTTCGCAGAACAGGCTGCACCCGTCCGCGCCCTGCACACGGAAGCGGTCGGTCCGCGACAGGCCCAGCGCGACATATGGAAAGGTCACGCCCTGCGGAACGCGGTCATAGACCCGCGAGCCGACAAGCGCGGCGACAGCCGGCGCTGCCCGCAGATAGGCGATCAGCGCGTCGTGGACGGCAGCGCCGCTGCTTCTCATCGCGCCGGCCTCCCGTTCATGTTCCAAAACCGCACGGCTTTGCTGACGCCCTTCGCCAGCCTGCGCCGGATCGCCGTCTTGCGGAGGCGATACGACGGCCAGAACCACGAATGCGCGGGCGCGTGCTTCGTGCCCTGCTCGACGTGGATCGCGTAGTCGATGCCGGAGCCGGCCTTGATGACGGCGCGCAGGCCGCGCTCCATCAGGATGTAGTTGTGGGAGTCGCGCAGCGTGCCGGGCGGCGCACCGTTATTGACGTCCTGGTCAACAGGCGCGACCGACTTCATCAGATCGACCAGCGCCGCGGCTTCCTCGTCAACGGCGCCGATCATCTCGTTTTTCAGCATCGCCGGGAGATCATGGATCATCCCCCGGCGCAGCACTTGAAGCGACCGCTGCGCCTCTGGAGAGAGACGCCGCGCCATGACTTAGGCCGAGGCGCCGACGATCACGATGCTGTAGGTCACGCCGGTCCCGGAGCCACTGTTCGCGACCTGGAGAATGTCGCCGGTCCCGGCCGTCACCGTGAGGCCGCCGCTCGGTGCGGCCCACATGAACGCGCCGCCAGGCTTGATCACCAGAAAGTCCGGAAGCGCGCCGAACAGGCCGGCAAGCCCGTTGGCATCGCCGCCGACATGAACGTCGTTCGTATTCGCCGCGTCGGCGGTGATCAGGATCGCCTTGACCTTCGCCGGAGCGAACGCCGCCCCGTCGATGCCGACCAGCGAGCCAGCGAGGTCCAGATCCTCGGTCGTCGAGGCAGCGAGGGTGCGCGTGTCGGCGAAAACCTTGTCCGCCTGGGCGGCGGCGCTGCCCTGGGCATAGCTGATCTCCGCCAGCGCGTTCGCCAGTTTCGCGGTCACTTCCGACAGGTCGCCGGTCGTGGTCAGGGTGCCCGAGATCGAGGCTTTTACGGTCAGGGTCATTGAAAGGCTCCTATTGAGCGACGCCGGATTCCAGGACGAACTCGATCAGCGCGCGATCGGGCGTCGGCACGATGGCTCTGATCTGACAGGTGACGCCCGCGTAGGGCGTATTCAGAAAGACGACGCGATCCGCCGCCGTGACGCCAGCCGTGGCGGTCGAGCGCCGAACGGTCAGCGTGCCGCGCATCGTCGCCTCCAGCCGGTCGGCTTGAAGGCTCTCGTTGCCGAACTGCGGACGGAACGCCGCCGAGATCACAGAAAGCCCGGCGATGGCCGCCCATGACGAAAGCGCGTTGCCGTGCCCGTCGTCGGTCGTAGCCTGTCGCTCAAACCGGACGCGCTCGGTCAGTCGCCCGGCCTCGATCATCAGACCCACACGCGGCGATAGGGATGCAGAAGTGCGCTGACGGTCGCATTCGGCGCAACAGCCCCGGCGTCGCGGTTCTTGTAGAGGTCGCCGACAATCAGCAGCAGCGCCGCGCGGATCGCGGCGGGAACTTCAGCGGGGCCGCCATAACCAGCGACAAACGTCACCCGGATGCGGTCATCGCGCTCGTCATAGAGATCGGGCGCCGCAAAGTCAGATGTGAACTTGATGTAGGGGCCGCTGGCGTCCTCGAACAAGGCGTAGTTGCCGGATGCCGTGACAGTCGTCTCGACATTGGAGGCGTTGAAATACTTCACCGACGCCACAGACGAAACCGGAGCCAGAGGCAGCCGCAACACGCGGTCACCAGGCCAATCGTAGAAATCCTGGCGCCATGTCTGATCGACCAGCGCCCGGCCAAGAATGCCAGTATGCCCATCGAGGTTTTCAGTCGCCGCATCTACCAGCGCGGCAATCAGGGCGTCGTCATCGTCGAAATCGACGCGCAGATGCGCCTTTGCCTCAATTAGGCTGACCGGGGTCAGTTCTGGCGCGACAGTCCTGACAGGTTTCATTTGTCCGCCGCCATCAGTCGGTTCGGGTGCTTCGAGTGGTCGTAGGCGCGCTCGACTTCCTCGGCGCTCGGCGCCGCCTTTTCCTCAAAGACGACGTTGACGCCGCCGTCCTCGCGGTCGCGGAGGATGACGTCGGCGCAGTCATATCCGTAAAGCCGCTCCGCAGCCGGCGCGCAGGCGTCAAGCAGCGAAGATGTTTCTGGCACCGTGATCTCGATCCCGCGCGCCGCGGCGATCCCAAGCCAGAACTCGCAGCAGGCGCGGCCCTTCTCGGCGTGGTGCGAGTTCGGCAGCGTGTAGTCCAGCCCGAACAGCGAAATGTGCTTGACGCCGATGTGAATGGCGAACGCAACGGCATAAGCCGCCGTCGAGTTGAAGTAAGGCGCGCCGCCGTTTCCGTCGTGCCCGGCGTTCAAAACCGCCTCCAGCGGAAACGCGACATGGCCGGGATAGCCGTCACGGACGATGCTGGTATAGACCGGGCCGGGGTGCGATTTCAGCCAGCGCACCATCGCTGCGATATTGCTCTCCGGCCGCGCCTCGGCCCGCGCCTCCTGGACCCGCATGTCATCCATGTGAAAGACGCGGTCGCAGCGCAGCACATCGCCGATAGCGTTGATGCCCCAAACCTCGTCGCAATACGCGCTGGCGCCGCCGAGGCGCCGCGTCAGTTCAAAGAACGACGCGCACGACGGGCCGAGCCCGACAATGGCGACATGCCCCGGCACAGCCTTCGCCGGCCGGGGCTGCACGTCATCAGACACGCTTAGGCGACCGGCGCAAGGTCCGGGTTGCCGAGAACGGCAGTCGCCGCGACGATAGCGGTCGCGGTGCCGGTGCCGTAGAGCCGCAGCTTCAGATACCGCTTCGAGCCGGCATACCCGACACGCTTGATCTGGCCGGCGGCGGAGAGCGTCAGCGCCGCCTCCGTGCCAAGCAGATCGGCCGTCGCGACCGAGGTGAACGAATCGCCGGTCGCGGCCGCCTCATAGACCACCGGGGTGATCGTGTCGGCAGCCGACGCCGAGGCGCCGGAGTGGTAGATGAACTCGACCGAGTGGTATCCCTGCCGGTCGATGATCGACGACAGTTTCCCGCCCGCGATGCCGGTCGTCCCGACTGCGGCAGGCGTCACCACATTGATGACGTTGACGTTGTTGTGCATGTCCTTCATGGGAAGGCCCTTTCAGTTCAGAAGGTGGGTTTTGAAAGAAGCGGCGCGCCCGGTCAGGGGCGCGCCGTCACGATCAGGCCGAGATCTTCAGCGCCTTCAGCGCCTCGAAGTTCTGGATGCCGCCGCCGACGCGCTTGGTCGTGTAGAAGTGCACGTAGGGCTTGTTGGTGTAGGGGTCGCGGAGAACCCGGATGCCCGCGCGGTCCACGATCAGATAGGCGCGCTTGAAGTCGCCGAACCAGATCGGGAACGCATTGGCGGCGATGTCCGACACGTTGTCGTCATCGATCACCGGATAGCCCAGCAGCGTCGCAGGCTGACCGGCCTGGATCGAGGGCTGCCACAGATACAGTTCCTCGGTCTTCGACTTCAGCTTGCGGACCGCGGCCTGCGTCGTGCGGTTCATCAGGAACTGCGCGTTGTTGCGATAGCCCTGCTTGAGCGCATAGACCGTGTCGGTGATCGCGTCGGCGCCGTTGTGCGTCGAGTCGGTCAGGGCGGCGGCGACACCGCTCACCTTGAAGCCGACCTTGCCCCAGGCGTAGGACGCGTCGGCGACCATGGTGTAGGACGAAATCCCGCGCGGCGAGTTCACGCCATCGCCAGAGAAAAAGGCGAGGCCTTCCTTCTCGGCGAAGACCGTCGAGACCTCATCGGCCAGCCAGGCGCCGATGTCGATGCGGGCATCGTCGAGGGCCTGCTGCGTCGCCGCCGGGTTCGCGTAGAGCTCCATGGCGTTGAACACCAGTTCGGCCAGCGTCGACGTGCTGGTCTCGCTGCGGGCGGTCTTCTCGCCGACCCAGCCGGCCGTCGCGCCGCCCTGACCGACCAGCTTCTTGTAAGTGCCCGTCGAGATCGGCAGCACCGTCGCCAGCGAGCGGATCGCCGAAACCGTCGAAAGGACGCGGTCGATGGTCTGCTCGTTGGTCGAGTCGACCAGATACCCGCCGTTGGGGTCGTTGTCGGTCGTGGCCGCCGCCTTGACCTCGAGGTCGCGGAGACCGGCCTCGGTGCCCTTGCGGAAATACGCCTCAAAGCCGGCCTTGTGGGCCTTCTGCTCGGCGCTGATCGAGGAACCGGCGCCACCGCCGAGGCGCGACGCAGCGAGGGCCGCGTTCACCTGGTCGAGGCTGGTCTGAAGCGAGGTGATCTCCGCGTTGATGCGGTCGATCTTCTCGGTCTGGACGACGTCGGCCTTGCCCTTGCGGAGTTCGGCGAGAGCGGCGTCGTTCTCGGCCTTGAAGGCCTCGAATGCGGTCTTGATCTCGCCGAGGATCTTGGTGCTGTCCGACGCGTCGGCGCGGACGGCCATGATCCCACGGCGACCGGGGAAGTGCTGAATGCTCATGTCGAGCCCTTTCATTACGATTTCAGAAGCGCCAGCAGCCCTGCGGCTGCGGCCAGGTCGATGCCAGCACTCGGCGTGGCGGTTTCGGCAGCGTCATGCGTGCCAGTAGCTTCGCGCATCAGGCGCCGCCGCTCGGATCGCGGGAGCCCCTGTTGTGCGAGCATTGCGTCAACGCGGCGCCGAGCCATGAGGTCCGCGCGCGCGCTTTTGTCTGCCCCGGCATTCGGTTCCGGGTCATCCGTGGTTTCGTCGGCAAAGCCGTTGGCGACAGCCTCCTTCGCCGTCATCCATGTGCCGTCCGAATTGTGGTTCGGGCCGGCCAGCATCTTCAGGACGGTCTTGACGTCGTTCCCGCTGCGGCTGGCGTAAATCTCGGCCATTGATGCGTTGAACTTGCCGAAAACCTCGGCGGCATCGATGAAATCATCATCGTTTCCGACGACGATGCCCCATGCCTTGTGGATCATCATCATCGAGCCAATGGACATCGTGATCTTGTCGCCAGCCATCGCGATAATCGAAGCGGCCGAGGCCGCGAAACCCATCACGCGGATGCTGACTTCGGCCGGGTGCTCGCGCAGCAGGTTGAAGATCGCCAGACCCTCAAACATATCGCCGCCGGGCGAGTTGATCTCCACCGTAACCGGCTTCGGACCGATTGAGCGCAGAGCAGCCGCCGCGCGCTTGGCGGTGAACCCGCCGCCCGTCCAGGTGTCCTCGCCGATGAAGTCGAAGATCGAGATCGTGTCGGGGTTGCCGGCCGCCGCCGCGGGCGCCATCGCGGCCCACTTCGTCAGCACATCGGCAGGCGCGTCCGGCGCGTAGCCGTGCGGCCGCTCCAGCGCCATCGGGTTCGGCAGCGTTCGCTTGGTCATTCGTTGTTCCCCTGCTCGCGGGCGCGCGGCGTCCCCGCCGGTTCCATGTTCATCGGCTGCAAGTAGTCGTCGCCGTTCTCGATCGGGTTCAGGTCTTCAAGCTCTCTGATGTCGTTGATCGAGAGCCACCCCCACTGCCGCGCCGTCGAATATGCCGCGTATCGCGAGTTTATGTCGCCGCGCAGCAGGCCGGCCGGGTTGAACTTGGCGTAGATGTCATCTTCGGCAATCAGGTCGCGCCCGATTGTTTCCTCCCACGCTGTCAGCCAGTCCTGAAGCGTGTATGCGACGAAACCGAGCGACTGCTGCTCGATGCCGGTTCCCCAGGACGTTGACTTCTCTGTGTCGCCGATCATGTGAGGCGGCACGCCAAAGAACATCGCGATGTCTGAACGCGTGAACTTCCGCGTCTCGATGTATTGCGCGTCCTCCGCCGTCATCCCGAGCGGGGTGAAGTCCATGCCTTCTTCGAGGATCAGCGTCTTGCCGGCATTCTCGGCACCGCGATACTTTTCAAGGCTGGCGCGCAGCGTGTCCTGTGCCTCGGACCCGAGGTGCTTCGGGTGCTTCAGCACCGCGCCCATGACCGTGCCGTTCGCGAAAACCGTGTTGCCGTGCTTCTCGGCCGTCAGCGCGAGGCCGATTGATTCTCGCGCATACTGAATGACCGAAACGCCCTGCACACCATCGAGCGTCAGCCCGATCAGATGAAAAATCTCGCTCTGCGGCAGCACGATCTGCTGCCCGTCCTTCCTCGTGTAGGTGTAGACCAGCCCGAGATCGTCGCCCTGCACCACGCGCACGCGGTCCGGGTGAATCGGGATCAGCTCTGTCACCTTCCTGTTGCTGCGCACGATCAGCGCATAGGCGTTTCCGCGCAGCAGAACGTGTGCCGTCATCATCCGGCGGAAGCCGCTTGGCGTCATCCAGCGGTTTGGCTTCTTCCTCAGAACGCGCCATAACGCGTGGTCGCTGGCGTCCTCGCGCGTCCGCGCATCGACGCGGCGCTTCAACGCGAGCGGCATCGTCGCAACGGCGCCCGAGATGATACGGACGCAGCCGAATACCGCGCCGACCCGCATAGAGCTATCGGGCGTTACCGCAGCGCCGCTCGACGTCATGCCGGCGCCGGTGCTAAGATACTCGTCAAGCTGGGCCGCCGTCGTGATGATCACCCCGCCGCCACCGCTTTGCGTCGCGGCGCGCGGGGCAGCACCACGGCCGCCGATCCATGCCGGAAGGTGATCGCGAAATGCCATGTCCTAGAGAACCAGCGCGCCGCGCGTCGAGTAGACAGACGGCCCCATCGAAACCGCCGTCAGCGTCGCAACGCCGATGCTCATCGCGAGCGAAACCATCCCGTCGATGCGGTTCGTCGCCTTGTCCTTTGCAAACATGCGATGCCCCGTCCTGTTGTGCTCGTAGACCACGCTCATCGCGCACATCGTCATCACCGGGTTCCGGTCGATTTCAATGCGCTGCTCTAGAAGCGCGGCCTCCAATTTGTTGATCGAGTCCGGCATCCAGAGCGCGACTTCATTCGCGCCGTCCGGGCCGTTCTCATCCTTCGATACCACGCGGCGATTGAAGCCCTGCGGGTGCGTCTCGACAGGCAGCGCCAGCCCGATCTCGCCACACTGCTCTAAAAGCTGCGTCATCCCGTAGGGGTCGCCGCCAATCGACACCGGGTTGAACCGCGCGCACAAATCGCCCAGCGCGTCCGCCACCCAGCGATAAGTGATCCTTGGCCCTGGCACCGCCTCCATGTAACCGGCCGCCGCCCATTGATCGTATGGCGCACGGTCGCGCAGCCCGCGTTCGCGCATCGTCGCGGCAGGCGTCCAGAACCAAGTCTTGCTGGCGAACTTCTGTCGGTCCCTGGTCGCGTCGAGCAGCCATGTCAGCGTGAACGCCGTCAAGTCGCCGGTCTTGGACAGGTCGAGGCCGCCGTAACATGGAACGCCGTCCGCACTCAGCGCGTCGGCATCGACGTCGCCAAGGCAGGCTTCCCATACCGCGGGCTTGATCGCGGCCTTTTCGGCCGACGTCCAAACGCAAAAGTTGAGCCGCAGATTTGTATTCGCGACGCCGCCGATCCCCTTGGCCTCGCGAACCTGCTTCTCAAGGTAGTCGTGCTTGATCGTGACGCCGAGAAGCGGATTGGTCTTGATCCAGCATGACGGGTCGTCAAGCGGCGCATCGCCATCGTCAAGTGCGCAGACGTAGGAAAAGTACTCGTCGTCCTCTTTCGTGCCGAGCGCCACGTCAACCGCATAGCTGTGCTCGTCAAAGCAGACCGACTTCCGGTCGAAACCCGAGTTCGTGATGATGAACGTCAACGGCTGCGCGCGGGCTTTCTGGCCCGCCTTCAGCATTTGCAGCACCATGCCGTCCCGGTGTTCGTGAAGCTCGTCCACCAGCGCACAATGCGGGCGCGGTCCTGACTGCCCACTCTCCGCCGAGATCGGCCGGAAGAAAGAGCCGGTTTCCAAGTGGGCGAGGTTCCAAACCGGATTGCCGCCGCTTGCTGTCAGCCGCGACTGAAGCGCCGGAGAGTGCCGCCACATCGCGACCGCATCGCGGAACAGGACCATCGCCTGATCCTTGTGACGCCCCGAAGCATAGACTTCCGCGCTCAGTTCTCCGTCGGCGACGAGCATGTAATGCCCGATGGCGGCAGCGAGCGGCGACTTCCCGTTGCCCTTACCCTGCTCGACATATGCCGTGCGGAACCGGCGCGTGCCATCCGCCCGCTTCCACCCGAATAGGCTGCCAGCGATGAACCATTGCGAGGCGTGCAGAATAAACGGCTGGTAGTCCTGCCCGACCTGGACGCAGCACACGACCCGGCAGAAATCAGCATACCGCTTCGCCGCCTCCGGCTCCCATCGCAGACCACGATCTGCGCCGGTCTCCAGATCCTTCAAATGCCGGGCACACGACGCCCTGACATACGGCCCCGCCACGATCTCGCCGGCCACCACCGCCCGCGCATACGCGGTCACAGGGTCGTCAGCCGAAGAACTGGTCCGCTTCGTCCCCGGCCGCTTGGCCTTCGGCTTTGATCCGGCTGCGCGCACTCGGCGTCATTCCAAATTCTGCGGCATACCGGACCATGTCCGCCGCCGCCTTGTTGGCGATCCCGACCAGAGGGTTCTGAATCGCGTTACCGTTTGACGTCTCAACTAACAGCCCGCCCGTTTCGGGGTCGGCCGCCGCCATGCGCGCCAAAGCGCGCTCGGCCTGAATCCAGCGGCCATAGGCCTGGCAGTAGGCAGCCAGCGCGCTTCGGTCGACATCGGACAAGGTGCCAGCCCGATAGAGCCGTTCGGCCACCCGGCCCCATTCGATCTTGGCATCGTCCGACAGCTCGGCAGGAGGCGTCGGGATCGAAAGCGCGTGCTTCGGCTCTGCCGCATTCAATGACCGCTTGCCAGGATTGCCTGCAACCAGCTTTAGATGGCTAGGCTTTGGCTTCCGCCCGCGCATTTGTGCAACTTTCAGACAGTAGCGAGACGCAACCGTTGCGCGTAGAATCCGCGCCCATGTCCCGCCGAATTGCCATAATTGGTTCAAGAGAGCGCACAGACCGCGATGCGGTCGCGCGCTATGTTAAGACCCTGCCGATCGACGTCGTCGTCGTCAGTGGCGGCGCCGAAGGCCCCGACACTTTTGCAGAGATGGCCGCGATTGAACGAGGCCTGAAGGCCGTCGTCCACCGCCCTACCGTCAAGCGAAACGCGCCATATTTTGAGGTCGTAAAGGCGTATCACGCCAGAAATCAGGCGATTATTGACGACTGCGACGAAGTGGTCGCCTTCGTCGGCAGCAAACGCAAGGGCGGCACCGAAGATGCTATCAAACGAGCCAAGAAAGCCGGCAAGCCCGTCACGATCTTATAACGCCACCAATCCAAGCAATTCCGGCCGCTGGCACGAGCGCAGATCGCAGCGCAGTCAGCGCTTCGTGCATGTGGAAGCCAGATGTCACCACGTCGTCGATGACGAGTGTCGCAATCTGATCAAGCTGGCCGCGAATGACGAGCGGCGGCAGTTTCATGTTTTCTTTCGGATGTGAAGAGCCCATCACGAACCGATCATCAAACGCTTTGACGTGCGGCAAACCGAGCGCAACAGCAACGCCGGCCGCAAGCCGACAGCTCAAACAATCCGGGCGCTGCGAGTGTCCGCAGGCAACGTGCGTGACCTGGGCAAACATACCCGCCCCGAAAAGAAATTCGGTTGCGCGCGTCAGATCGCTGACAAGCACATTCAGCCCGGCCCGACCAATGTCTCGCTTAAGATCCTTAAGCGCCCGCAAGTCGGATGCCTTAGCGTCAGTTCGCCAGGCCCGACAAACAGCAAAGCCGACATTGTGACGCGAGAGAACGCGCGGCCGCCAAATTGTTGAGCCGAAGATAGGCCCGCCTTCGTTATTAGCGGTTTTCAAGTCTGATCGACCGAAGATATCGGC